TGTAACAAAGAGGCAGCTTGAAGCGAAGATCAGGGGACCGTTTGCCGACCAGATCAGAGGGCTGCGCGATGAATACAGGAGTGTTCAGGAGTATATAAAGCCGATTACAGACCAAGCTGTTGCACGTGTGAGATCAATGTTGCAGGAAGGTGGCCTTATGAACCCTCGCACGTTTGCAACAACTCAAGCGCAAGAGGTGTGGCTTACTCGTCAAATCAACATTGAGATGAGAAGGATCGCTGGCCCGGAGATTCTCCGAAACGTTCACGGCAGACTGCGATCAGTACAATCAGAGATTAACGAACTCACCAATAGAAATCGCTACTGGAAAAGAACTCCCGAGGGAAGGCAGGTAAACTCACAACTTAAGGCAGCAAAAAGAGAAATCAATAAAGCGAAAAACGACCTAGCCGCTGTACGCTCGGAAACAAAGGTGGCGACCGCTAAATTGATGAAAAGAGGAAAAGAGTCGGCTGACAGGGCGTCAAGGCTTGAAAAAGATGTTATTTACATTGAGCGGGCGATATTAAACCCAAGGGTTGCAAACACTTCGGCCGCGCAAATGGCCGCTGGCCGCGTAGGCAAAGCGCTTGATGGATATGAAGATGTTGTCAGATCAATGTCAAAAGCAGAGACATACCACAAGGCTGCTCAGTTGCTTGATGGCACTACCCGCTGGCTAAATCCTCTTTGGGGGCCATGGGAAATATCAAAAAGCCTTGCCCGGAAATACCTAGAGGGCGGCGAAGAGGCAATGCACTGGCTGACCGTTGCCCCAAAGGGTGCAAAAGCAAAACTAAGGCAGGGTCAAGCGCCCGGTGATTCAGGCTCGGGGTTTTGGGCGGCCGATGCGAAGTATAGAGATAAAAGCTGGTGGCGTTCGTTCTTTTTTGCGCCCGACGAGGTTGTGCCAAAATTAGTGCAAGACGCAATGCAAAAGATGCACTATGCGCAAAACAAGGCGTTCTATGGGATGCAAGAGGCGTTACAAACATTGCACAAGAACGCAAAGGCTTCAGGTGACATGGACTTGTTGCCAGAATTCCGTGAGTTACTTCACCTTGAGTTTCAAAACAAACTGAAAAGATTTAAATTCCACGATGACTTTCGAGAAACGGGCGGCACAGCATTCACCCTTAAGGAAGGTGTCGAGCAGACGGCAGAAAACATTAGACTCCTAAACTTTGCCAACAAAAACGCAAAGTCAATCATCGATGAACTTCATGAGGTGACAGAGCTTGGCAAGGCCGCAGGCGTTTTGGGTGGTGACAATCTGCGCAAAATTTGGGTTAGAAACTCTTGGTCAGGCAAACCTTTATTCATTAGCGAAGAGCAATTCAATGCGGCTCGCCTTGCTGGTTCAATTAGTGACGAGCAGGCTAAACTTTGGGTAAAGATGAAACAGCCAGCCGTAGACGGAGGCAAAGTCAAAAACAAGTACGGCGGCGAGGTTCCAGCAGAGCAAACGGTTTACGTTCTTCACGCCGACGACGCCGCGAGAATGTCACCCGTTGATTTACCGGAGCTTGCAACCCGGCTTGAGCGCAAAGTGGTAGGCGGCATGGTTTTAGAAAACACAATGCGCCGCCTTAATTGGGGGATTGAGCTTCGGGAAAAGATGGGCTTGCGGAGCGATCTGGTTGAAGAGCTTTTGATCGGAAGCCAAGACGCGGTAAGGTTTTTTTCTAATCGGATAATGGCGAATGAACTGGCGAATGCTGCGTCGGTTTCGTCGCATAGCTACAGAAAAGGCTGGTACAGATGGAAGCCAGAGCTTGCATCTTCGGGTGATAAGGCGTCAGCAGCGGCAAAAAATTCCGCAAACATGTGGGGCGACCTTGCGGGCAAGTACGTTCACCCAGATGTGTATTGGTATTTGAAGCACCTTGAGGATTATCAGGCGTGGGGGCGACTCGGAAACCAGCGGTTTCTTCGCGGCCTAAAGAAGACTCACACAATATTTTCGCCAGCAACAACGTCAACAAACTTCTTTGGCTCACATTTTATTTTGGCTCCGATGGCTGGCTTTTTCCCATGGCTGCCTTCAAACATGCACAAAATTTCAAAAACGCTTGAGATGTTTATAACCGGGAAGGTGCCGCAAGGTTTGACATATAAGAGTCAAGGAAAGGTGGTCACCAAACGAGTCGGCGGCAAAGATGTTCCCGTAAACCCGCTTGAAGAGTTACGCTTAAACGGTGTTCAAGGTTCACGGACACACGTTGGCAGGACCGACGCGATGACCGCCGAAAGCATGTACGCAACGCTTTATATGGGCGCACTTGGTCGAAGTAAGAATGTGATGATTGCAATCAGCGAGCTAATGCAGGCATTTAGGGGTGGCCCGGAAGGCGTTAGGGAATACGCGAAATTATTAAAGATGGAGGGTCTGCGAAACTATGGCCGAAAGGCTGTGTGGGACGTAGCAAAGCACAACCTTGTAAAAGTGGGAGATGCGTTTCACGATTTATTTGCTGCTATGTATGCCTCTGCCGATGACGTAAATCGGTTTGCAACGGGTTGGCTTAATCTAGAAAAGGGAATGCCCCTACATAAAGCTGTTGAGGTTTCCCGGCAAGCCTTTGGCCAATACGAAAACCTCAACCACCTGTTCCAAGTTGTACGACGAAGTTGGTGGGGGGAAGCGTTTGTTTCTTTTGACGGGACCATGATCAAAGAAATGGTGAAGCGAGGGCAGATGCTACCGCTACACGCTTCGCTCATTGGTAGGCTTGGCGAAGAAATGGGGCGGCAAAACTTGCAGGATGCAGGCATTGATCTCGACATGCTGCGGGCGATGAGTCAGAAATTGCCATGGTATTACAGGGGGCCGATGCGAGCACTCGGAGAGATCCACCCGGATCTTGCCGTAACCGACGACGGGAAAATAAATTTTGGAGATATGGTGAAATATCTTCCCGGTACCTATCGAATACCCATGGCTGGTGAAAATGGATTTGAGTGGATGGGGCGTGCATTTCTTGGCAAGTCGTTTGCGCTTTCTTTGCTTCACTCGTTTCAAGGTTTTGATATGTTTTTTAAAAGAGGTATCGAATCGGATGAGGCGTTGGATCGCGTGCGCCAAGTATTGCTTCCTTTTGGCTATCCAATTGCCCGGATTGGCGCAGCGCTTGAGGGTACTGCTCGTATTGGCCGTGACGCGCCTGAGCACTGGACTAGGGCGGCTATTGCGTCGTTGCTTGGGTATCGCACAACAGCGTTATCGTCGGGCGAGGCCGATAGGTTGTATGGCCACAAGAGGCAGGCAACCGAACGTGGCTTGAAGCGAATGATGAAGAGCTTGAAAAAACAATTGGACAACCAATGGATAAGCCAAGAGAAGCATGATCTTAGGAAAGAAAATCTCGAAAAAGAAATTAAAGATCATAAGGAAAGGCTTAGACAATTAAGGTCACACGGTTTTGACAAGTCCCTTGAGCAGATGGAAAGGGAAAAAGCTGAACAAGATAGTATCTTGCCAGTTCGTCAAGAATACCTTGACCGGCTCAACCCAATCCAAGGGCAATATGATTAACAATGGCACCCAAAAGAAAATTGACGTACATTTGTCAACACACTACGGAGAAAAATAGTGGCTGAAAACACCTATAAGCTCAAAAGAGGTCTGACCGCTGCATCGCCCAGCTTTACATTCCGCTTGCCGGTACCTTATGACGTATTACAAATACAATATCATCCGTTCACGGCTGTGCCCGCTGCAACCACGGCGGTTGCTGGGGATATTTTAGAGTTATTTGCAATTGATGAGGATGGCGAAGAAGTTCCGTTGCCGGGTTCACCCTTTGCGCTTGAGTCTGCCGATCACGTTTTGCAGTTTACTTGGAAGGGCACGGCGATCAAAGCTGAAATGACCTTTGCGGGCGGCACAACAACTGTAACGGCGTGGGTGAAGGTAAAAACTTTCGAAGAAAGCCGCGGTGACATTGATCGCTTTACCGCCTACAAGGAGCCGCCAGCTTCCGCATCCATTGCGGCGCTCTCGGGTGACTAGGTAGATGGCACGACGGTCAGTAAAGCGAGAGGTTAATCGCCAAGTCGAACGCTCAGTAAGGCGGCACGTTCATGAAGTGGGCGGCGGCGGCGGCGGCGGTCCACCTTTTGACGACGACTACTCCATGGCGTTTGACGGCGCAAATGAGTGGTTTGAAGTTGATCACCATAGTGACTTTGATTTTGACAGTGACGATCCGTTCACCATTTCATGTTGGATAAAGTTGACTCAAAACTTTCCCGGTTACAATCAATACATGTTGGTAATCACAAAGCTCAAGTGGAACCCTACATATTTGCCCACGTTTGAAGGGTGGGACTTAATTATTTACCAGCGCCAGCCAATTGTTCACTTAATTGGCCAAGGCCACCCAACATCATGGATGAACAGAGTTTCACAATACAAGTGTCTTGCAAGTTTAAACGTCAGCAATCAGTGGACACACTTGTGCGTGACGCATGACGGCCAAAACGGAATCCAGTTTTATTTTGACGGGGTGGCGCAACCGGGCACATTCATGATCGATACGTTATATACCGGTGGTGTTGCCTCGTCGTCGCTCAAGAACACCGAAAAGGTATATATTGGCTATCGCCAAAACGCCAGTCTCTACGCCGGACTAAATGACCTAGCTGTCTTCAATAAAGAGTTTGATCAAAGTGAAGTTACTGAGGCGTACAATTCGGGCGACCCGGCTGATTTAACTAGTCACAGCGCTTCATCAAATCTTGTGGCATATTACACGTTCGATGAAGCGGGCGATGACTCAACAGCAAACACTGGCGTAATACACGACGCATCTGGTAATGGTCACGACGGCACGCCAAAGCAAACTGAGGTCGGCGACATAAACACCGACGTTCCATAGGGAGGGCACATGATCACAACGAGAACAACCATTTATAATTACAAAGCAAACGGCCGGTTGTGGTCACCTGATGATCTTCCTTCGCCCCTCAAATCGTTAGACCCAGCATCCCTCTCGTTTGCGCGAGAAGTCGTTCGTTTGCAGCGAGAATTTGCGTTAGTTACTGACGGTATGCTTGGACCTCGCACAATTGCGGCTATCCGTTGCCTTCGCCCACCTTCTTCTGCGGGCGATCTGCCCGCTGCGACAAAAGACTCTCCAGACGTTGAAACGGATAGTCGCTTTCTTATCAATGGGGAATGGGTTGAAGTCCCTTTTAGAGTGGAGCAACACAAGCCTTTCAAGTCTAGAAAGCGGAGCAAGCGCACTACGGTGAATACAATCTTAGTCCATCAGTCGGTTACATCTAGTCGGATAACTACCGAAAAGGTGTTGCGGAAAAAGGGTCTAGGCGTTCACATTATGATTGATGCGGATGGCTCAATTCACCAGTATGGTGACTTGGCAACCCAAAAGCTCGCACACGGAAACGAGCGAAACGGTTGCTCAATAGGTGTTGAGATTATAAATCCATACACTAAGGTTAGAGGCCCGTGGAAAAAAATTGTTGAGTCTCGCACGGCGTGGAAAGGCAAAGAAGTTCTTGATACCGACGCACAAATTGCTTCGCTTGATGCGGTCTGTGCTTTTCTTTGCAGCCATGACTTCCCCGGTGAATACAAAGTTGACATTCCACTGTCATTCCCAACAACAAAAGCTACGGGAACTTCTAGGGGAAACGCAAAGTGGTTTGATATGTCAGTTGGCGGGATTATCGCGCACGGTCACCGCCCTTCGCGCTACCCCAAGGGACATAAGCTGGCAGGTAAGAAGGTTAGCGGCGGCCATGCTGATGCAAGAATGACTGTTTATAGATTGTTGAAAAAAATGGAGGCTTAGAATGCCAAGAAAACCAAAACCTTTATACAAGAGTCTCACGGTTCAATCGGCTTGCCTTCTGGCTGGTCTAATTGTTGGGCGTGCGTTCTTTCCAGAGTATTTAAATGATGAGTTGTTTCAAACCTTACTTGCTGTGTTTGGTCTTTCTGGGGCGGTTGGCCTACGAAGGGCTTTACCTATCGTTCTGCTGTGTGTCTTGCCCTTCGGTGTGGTACATTGTGGCCCGTCATATTGCGAGAAAGTGTCAGTTGAGATAGTAAATCACCCAGACTTACCTTCGCCGCCCGCCGGTAAAGTTGTAATCAAGTGCGACGGTAAAGTTAAAGGTGAGCTTCTTGGAAAGAAAGTAAACAAATGAATGTCACCGCAGAAGAGTTGCTAAAGCGCCTCATTGACACTGCTGAAGGGAAGGCGCGAGAGGTCTTGCCAGCGTGGATACAGGATAATTGGCTTGGTGGTCTATCTGACATAATAGAGCAAGGCTTACGTGAAGCATGGCTTGAGATAATAAACGAGGTCACCGTCGTTAGAATTGAAGCGGATGAGATCTCAATTGAAGACAAAAGAGGATAATTGAAATGGCATATTCAGATGACCCTATGGGTCCACCTTCTGGTAATTCTGACCCAATGGGTCCTGACAGTGGCGATGATATTGCACAGCTTGTTGGATTTCTCCAACAGCTTCCACCTGATGTCTTGCTAAAAGCCCTACAGCAACTTGGTGGCAGTATGGACGCACCGGGTGAAGGCCCGGATGCACCTATGATGGATGCACCTATGGGTCCACCACCCGCGGGAGCCGCAGATGCGGCAAAGCTAAGAGCTTCAAGAGGGCTGCCTACTTAGTTGACTCTTTACTGTCAACTTTAGCAGATTTCTTTGGCTTGCTCCCCTCTTGGAGTGCAGCGGCAAACTCACGGTAAGACATGGGTAACGTTGGTGGCAGGACTGCGCCACGGCAACCAGCCATTATAATAGGAGTCTCGTCGCACCATAGCTGTCGAGTTCCTGCGTTATTTACGCCTGCAAACATAATGATGTCACTTTGCCCGGTAATAAGATCTCTCGATCTTCCGGTAAGCGCTGGGCGTATAACACGCTTGCGTCCATTGCCCTCGTCTAAAACCTCTTCCTTGCTGTGTGACAAAAACCAAACGCCAAGACCTGTGCGAATCAGCTTTGTGATTATCCGCTCAAACTCGTAATTGATTCTCCCCCATACCGGCCGTGGATCTCTGGCGGCAGTTGGGTGTTCAACTTTCATCATTTTGCAAACGTGATCCATGCACAGCTTGTGCGCTTGATCCACCGTATCAATGATGATCGTTGTAAATGTATGCTTGCCACGTGATAGCTCATCTATTGCCCTTTCAAGGGTTTCCCAAGATTGGCAGTTCACTTGGTGTGTGTCGAGCGCGTTCAAGCCCGCCTCAGTGGCTAAAAAAAGCCCGCCTTTTATCCGGCTTGCGGTGGTTGACTTGCCTATCTTCGGCGGCCCGTACAAACAAACGATCTGCCTGTCAGGGTCAATCTTTTTCAGTGTGATTTCAGTTGGTAAGATCCCCATTATCCTTCTCCTAATTCTGCGTTTGGTGCGCAATGGATATACTCGTTGCGCGCAATAATTTCATCGTTATCACTTCGGCATAGTCGGTAGTACTTGCAAGCTGAGTTATATTTAAAGCACCAGTCAGGGTTTTGGTAAAACCCGTCAACACCTTCCCTTGCTGCGGTAAGAAGGTTGTCTTTGATTACCCACACTTCTTTATTGAGCGCTGCCATTCGCTCCTTTGTGTAGGTAATCTTTGTGCGCTCAAGCCTGTCTGGATTCTCGTAATCGCGAAGCAGTCTTGCGAGAAACTCTTCGCGGGTTTCCCCTTCTGGCCGTCGCTTGCTCGGTTGGTATTGTTTCAAGTTTGATTTCTGAACGATGTCAAAAATCACACCTTCAATCTCAACGCCAAGCGCTCGTGATGCGTGTTCGACGTACCACGCGCCTTGAAAGTTTGTCCAAAGTCGGTCACACCGGTATTGAGTTGCTGAGATGTTGCTTACGAACTTATGTTCAACTAGCCAGTTCTTGCCGTCTATGCCCTTTACTAGCAAGTCCATCTTACCGCCGACTTTAAACTTTTTGCTGGCTGCGCCAGTCGCTGGATTTATCAGCGGCGCTCGCCACTCGACCTCTACGTCTAGCACCTCCCAAGGGTCTTGCTCCTTTGGGTACCTGCGAAAGTAGCCTTCAAGCGCAGCAATAACGTGTAGATCATAACTGCGCCCAAAGGCTTGAAGCCGCACCTCTTCTAAACGATATTTATCGATCACCTCTGCAAAGATTGTTTCTTTGTCTACACCATTGAACCACTGTTCAAGGCCCCAATGGCCTAGACTTCCAAAGTGCAGGGGCTTTGATATCTGGCATGGCTCTAGTTGCCTTACGTTGCGCATGAACCAAAGCCGCCTGCAATTTCGAAAGTCACTCACCTGAGAGAATGTGAGAACTTTTGGCAGAGAAATTTGAATTGTCACGGATACAAGGTATCTCAGAAAAGATTTGTGTGTCAACTTGAAACATGCAAGGGTGTATCACATGGTAAAAAAACAAGGGCGAAACAAAACAAAAGGGAAAGGGCGGCGCGTTCGGGTCTTTGATGTTGAGGTCCCAAGGCGTGATAGTGAGAAGTTTCTCGTTGTCTTTCCCAACGGGGATTCAAAGTGGTTTGCTCGATACTTGATAAAGGAAAACCGGGTGGAGCTTGCAGTCATTGACGGCAAAAACTCTATCACCTTGGACGCAACGAGCTTACCTGAATATGTAGAACATGAGTGCGAGGTACACACAATTGATTGACACTAAAAAACTTCAAAACAGACTAACCAGATGCGATAAGTTTACATGGTTGCCCACGCTCCGTGTTAACTCTGACGGGTGGTTGAATTTTCTTGATCCAATGACCCTTCAAACTCTTTTGTCACTTGTCAGATTTGCCTATCGAAACCCTCGTGTATGTGTTGAGTTCCGCGATGCGAGGTGGGTGGTATACACAGATAGTCACGGCTTTGATACAATATCTCGTGATTTTACTGAGGCTGGAGCTTTGGTTAGAGCTTTGGAGAAAGCTCATGGAGAAATTTATTGAGTGGGTGTGTACCGATTGCGCGTGTATTAACATGTCTGACAGTTGTATCGCGTGCGGTTCGCACAACGTTGAACCCTTGGAGCAAAACGATGTCAAAATACCAGAGAACCAAGGGCCATGCTTGGGAACGTGAGGTAGCTCGCAGAATGCGCGAGTGTATGCCCGGATGCAATGCAAAGCGAGGTCTGCAAACTCAAGGTGGAGCGGCCGATGTTCCTGATGTAGAGATGGATGGACCCCTCCACATTGAATGCAAGGTTGGGGCGAAGCCGCCTGTGAGGCGCGCGCTAAACACCGCTGTGACCACGTGCCCTGATGGAAAAATCCCTGTCGCGGTAATTAAAGAAGATCGAAAGGTCCCCTATGTTGTGTTACAACTTGAGGACTTCGAAGAGTTCCTTCGCGAGTGGTGGTACCACACTACAAAGTGAACTCTTTTTGTTCACCCCTGCCGGTTTCCCCTCCAAGGTTACGGCAGGGGTTGAACACTTCCCGCCTTCAGTCTAGCATTGACAGTTGAATGTCAGATTACGATAGCAAGCCAAGAAAGCAATGGACCCTACGCGATCACGCGGAATGGGAAGAAGACCACGGGTACCAAAGCGGGTACTGCCGGTACCATGGCAACTTCAAAACTGATGGAGAGTTATGGTGCCCCCGGTGTCCGTCACCAGAGGAAGAGGAAGAGGAAGAGGACTAATCCTCTTCAGGTGTTTGCTGTGCAAAGAACGCGTCCAGCTTGTATGCGTCCGCACTCGCTGACTGTATCAACGTAATGATTGGATCGTCTGTATAGTCTGGCGACATAAGGACCAGCAGAATTTTTACCGCAGGGTTCGGCTCTCTCGCGCCAACTTCCCACGCCCATACTGCCGAGCGGTCATATCCACCTAGCAAACGGGCAAAGTCACAACGTGACACCTTTAGCCGTCGCCGGGTTTCGGTTACCAATTTTCCCCACTGTGTAAAATCCTTCGTCTTTCTTGTCATCAATGCACCTCCGCATTTACCATTTTGTGGACTTGTCCCACGCTAAACTGTTTACCCTTGCGATTCAATCGCCCCAGTCGTCGAAGCGCTGGCCCTATCTCACGATAAGCCAGACCGTTACCCCGTAGGCCGCGAGCGATTTGCATAGTGCGCTGTTCATCGTCGCACTGTGTTAGTTGTTTTTTGCCCTGCCTTTTGTACCCATATGGCACGTTTCCGACGCACTCGCCCCGAGACTTCTTGAATGCCACTGCTGCTCTCGTGCGCGCACGGATAAGCGCCAACTCGTACTCCGCTATTGCGTCGAGCATCCGCCGTAGTAAGACGGCTTCACTGGAATCACCATTAGCTGACCCCTCTGCGGCCATTATCTTTGCGCCTGCCCTCGTCACCTGATGTTCAATGACACACATTGCCAGCACCGATCCACGTGACAAGCGGCCCCGCCTGTAAACGAGCAACACCTCAGAGCTTGTTTCTTGCAGTGCATTGATTGCATCCAAAAGCCCCGCACGTTTTGACAGTTCAGTGTCACCCGATTGGTGGTCAACAAACTCCGCGGTAATTTCCAGCCCTTCATTCGCAGCAAAGCGCTCGCACGCTTGGCGTTGTACGTGTGGTCCATGTTCCTGCTCTGCTGTTGAGACTCTAATATATAAAACGGCCTTCAATGGATCGACCCCTTCATTTTGTCAGTGTCAATCGTTCGATGCACCCCGTCTGTGGCTAACGTGTTGATCACCTCAAGACCGCTTCGGGGATCCACTTGATCCGGGTTCGACTGCATCATGATGTTGCCCAATATGCTGCGCAGGTTTTGACGTTCACGCTCTAGCATGTCCGCCGCCGCACCTAACATAAACAAGATGTCGCGCGGGTGGCGCGTGTCCTGATGCTGCGCGGCAATAGTAAGAAACGTTCCCTTTCTATCCTTCATATATCCTCCATGGTTAGTTAGACGTTCCGACGTTGACCGGAGGCGTGTGACCTCCGGTCGCAGTCGCAATGCCTAACCGTGGAACAGGTACATTATGCCTGATGGACCCTCTGCCACTGTGTAATCCATCGCGATCTCTTCGCCGAGGCCATTAAAATCAAGGTGACTGTGAACGATGTTAGGTAAATTATAGTAGGTGTCTTCCACGTACTGAAAACCCAAGTCTTCGTAGCTATCGCAGGTCATGTATAATTTTTCGGCCATGTCTTGGAATGCCTCTTGCGTGTAGTCGAAGATGTGACCAGCCATCGCGGCCGTCATGTCAGCATCGTATTCATCGATAGACCACGCCACTGCTAAAAATTGAGATAGTGAGCCACTTTCGCCCAAACCATAAGATTCGCCCTCGTAATCATGTGCGGCGTACTCATCGGCGTTTTTCGTAACCCTCATGATCTCTTTATGAAGCCCGTCCGGGTCATCCACATAATCCATAATATCAACGTGACCACCGACTAAATTGCCCGCGTTGTATGCACCAAGATTGGCAAAATATACTTCAAATTTTTTCATTTGCTTGCGCTCCTATCTACGATTGTTTCTGTGATGATGTCGCCCATGCCGTCACACACATTGCACGTTCTTGAACCGTCACCACAACCGACGCTCCACGTGTAACCGCGGCCGTCGCATGATTTGCACTCGATCATTGTGTAACGGATGTTCCCTTCGACCGTTGTATACATGTTAGTTACTCCTCCAGTGCTGGCGGG